AGGCTGCCCAAACCTCGCGGTTTTTAACTTCTTGCTCACCCAGGTGAGCGAAGGACGGCCAAGCCCAATCGAGTTTATCGAAGCGGTTAGTAAATAGGCGTGGAACGCCTTGAGAGTAGGCCGTACGGGGACGAAGAAACATGACGGAGATTAAGAAGCCGTGTTCTTCGAAACGGCGTGAGAAGCCGTTTATAGAGCCGGAAGCCACACCGTGGCCGGCCATTTCAGCCAGAGGAGTTTCAGTACCGCCGGACGGTGCAGTTTGAAGTACTTCGGAGATGTGAACGGGTATTTTGCCGCCAGACAGGAATTCTGCACGCTGAAGGCGTGCGTCGGACGATGTAACACCGAAGTGAGATTTGATTTGCTCGATATAGCGGGCACCACCGCGTGCCATTTTCTCGAGCCATTCTTGGAGCCGGGAGGCAAGGCGAAGCTGATTGATGGTGAAACCACCGGTTTCAAGTTCGACAGAGTCGATATTTTCGACGCGGAAAGTTTTTCCGCCGCCGATACCGTCGACGAGTGTACCGCCGGCAGCGCCGGCAGGAATCGCGCCGTGTTGGAGCGGACTGGCAGCTTGAGCAGAGTCGTCGAATGAGTGAATAGTAGAAGAAGGTTTGTAAGATACCGTTGCGGTACCGACAAGTGGAGTCTCTACTGGATTGCCCCGCTGAGCGAACGGCAGTGCAGAAGTAAAATAGTCCTTCTCCCAGGAGACATGTGGAATGTTAAAGAAATCGAAGGCATTGGTCGGCGCTGTGATCATTGCGTATAGCGCAGCCGTGATGTTACCCTTTGAGTCAAAGACACCAGGATATAAGCCTTCGTAATCAGGTGTAAGATTCTGATCGCGGAAGTACTGGCACCATATACGCCAGTAAGCGATGAATGGCATCGCATTGATTTTTTCTAAGCGATCATTGTTTTGTGGTACCGCGTCGAAGCCGGCATATTGATAGCCCAAGAAGTCGGCGAGTTTGTTCGTGACGTTAGTGTTATCGCCGAGGACATCGCGGAAATTGATTGACGTCGCGCTAGACGTACCGTCCGCGCGAACGTTCATGAAGAAGTAAGGGATTTCGATAGTGACGCCGTTGGCGTCTTTACCGTCGCCCATTTTACCGCCAGTGATGAAAGTCTCGAATTTGTTACGTTCCATAACGAGACGGGCGGGGACGAAAAAAGAGTAATTGTAGACGTCAACCATGTGCATGATAGGTGCAAGTAATGGTTGAAACCGTAGTAGAGCAGAGGAACCGTAGTTCCATTTTTCGCCAGGAAGGACCTCCTGGCAGAGAGTCGGCACCATCCGTCCCGGCTGTGCCGAGAATTTCCGGTTATGCGTCAAGTTAAAGGCGGTCGATTGAGGGCGACGCAGTTGAATGTTTGAGAAAATACTCATTTAATTTTGCGATTTAATTTTGTCATTAGTTTTTCATGATCCCATGCTGTGGGTGGCGGGTGACCGAGCTTCTCGGTGAACGCGATTTTTGCTAATTGTATCTGTTTCTTCTGATAGCGGTTAGTGTAAATTTTGTCGCGATAGTACCGGGGCATCGCGCGAATTATTTCAAAGTCGTAACAGACAGCATCGCCGGCGACGAGATGACGCTGCCTGTTTGCTTTACGTAGCAGTGTCCGATACCGGGATTGCGAGACATAACGGAGAAGGGAGGCTCTCTATTGGTGACGTCTTGGGGAAGGCCCATATAGCTAACCATATATCTGATCCGTCCGAGAGTTGCCACTGAGCCTTTAATGAACCCGAGTTTCCAGTTGGCAGTAACGAGGTCAAGATTGAGTAAATTGAATATGACCGCGTGATAGTGAGGACGACCAAAGCGTCCACCATACTCTCCGACGGCATAATATCGGATGCCTGAATTAACCTTTCGAAGTCTTTTGATGAACAATTGAAGGTCTCTTTTCCGGAGTTGTAAATCATCAGGTTCATGCTCGGGAGCGTAGGTTAGTGTAAGAAAGTAGGCAGAGGATGAGACTTCCATTTCGTGTTGGAGTCTAAGACACCATGAGTCGATCCGTTTTTTAATGCAGAAGGCACATTTCCCGCAGGGTAGACGTTGCCTGAGTTTTTCGGAGAACCAAGGTTTATAGCACTGCATAGGTTACTTGAGCAGGTAGGAGAATTTGTCAAGACCTCCCTTGATAATTTCATCAAGGTCAATGCCAAGTCGCTTAGAAGCGCGAATAAGAATGCGCCAGCCAGGGGAATCAGAGGAATAAATTCCCATTTTAGCAAGATCGTTGCGATAGGTTTTAAAGGTATTGTCAAGCTTAGTGCCAACAAGCTGTTCAGAACGCAGATCGCCGAGCTGATCCATGAGATTACCTTTAGTTTTTTCGTTAGCGAAGAGTTCACCCGCTCTAAGCGCGGTGAACTGAGAGAGGTCGAGTTGAGCTTGTGCAAGGAGTTTGTAATTTTTAGACTTGGACTGTTCTTCGAATAGTTTGAGAGTGTTCATCCCTGTTTGTATGTCCATAAGAGCCGACCGCTGCTTAGCGATCTCGATGTTCTGGGTGGTTGCCGCGTATTGCGCATCCATCTGGCGTCTTTGTAGATAGTTGGACATTGGGTCAGAGAACTCAGCGCGTGTCGCCTGCTGTGTAGGTACCTCAGCTGGGGCAATAGAGCCGGCATTACCGGCACCCGCCGAGCCAGCACCATAGATGAGGTGGGGATTGAGGCCGGCCGCTTGAAGGCGGGCCATCTGTTGTTGCGGAGTGTTGTAAGCATTTTGGTAGTCCCAAAGTTCCTTGTTGTACTTGGCCTGTTCGGCCATTGCTTTTACTTGATTTTTGTACTGTCGTCTGTTGGAGGCAGCGGCTACCGCTGCATTCCCCATAGTAGTTACCGCCGACGAAGCGATAGACTCCCAGCCTGAATTGTCAGCCATGTGAGAATAGGGTTAGTTGGTTAGTGATTGGGAGGAATTGGAAATCCTCCTTGTTTGGGTTTGACTGAGACGTGGTGTCAGTCCGCACAATATTGTCTAGTAAGGATTGTGCGTCCTGCAGAATTTGCAGGTCAGCCGCGAGAAGCGTCTTTTTCGAAACTTTGAATTCAAGTTTCTGAATGTTGGATTTATGCTTCTTCACGAAGGGCAGTAAATACGGAAGGGACATTGTTACCAATGTCCCATCTTTTTTGTAGCAGCGAACAATGTGTTCCATGTTAGAGTCGGATACCGCCTCTTGATACTCTGTACACGCTGCTTTTAAGTGGGCGTCCCCGTCTCCTAGAGCCGTGACGCCTTGTGTTTTTTGAATAGAATTTCATTCTGATTTGTTTTTGTTTTTTCAAGTATATGAAAAAAAATTTGATTTTGAAAGTAAGGAGGGCAAAGGACTCCGATCCGGGCCCGACACAAGTTCTGCTCCACGCCTAGTGAGCGTATCGCCCGGCCTCACTTCGTTCGTAGAGCTGCATGCTTCAAGGTGCTCGCGGACATTTGGTCGGTGATCGTTCCTTTTCCCCCCTAACACCCCCCTTTTCCTTTTCGGTGGGGGGTAATAGTAAAGGTGACCCGTTGGGATCACCTTTAGTGTGTTTGCAAAGATTGTCATTTTGTAAGTATGACGTTTGCTTGGTAGGACTCCGTCCAGGCCCCTCGCCGGGGAGGCAGATTTAGCCAGTGGTTTTGGTATCAGCACCGGCGGACCGAGGCGGCTCCGCGTGGGGCTTTGCTGGTGCAGTCTCGAGAAGGTTTTTTTGATGCTCCGCAATAATAGCCTCGCGTTTCTTCTTCTCGTTTTCCTCGGAAAGTTCTTGTTCGCGTTTAGCGTATTCCGCACGCAGACGTACTCCGAGATCGTGGAGTTCATGTAACTCCAGGTTATTGAGGTTTTCCCCGATTTGTTTGCCGTATTCATCATGAGTGAATTCCGGAACTTTTTGAATATCGGGAAGTGTGCCGGCAAGGTGACGTTTGAGAAGTTCTGCCGGGATTAGACTTTGGCCGGGCTTCGTCTGAGAAGGGCCATAAGTGTAGTGTTTATCGTGAATTTTTCGCATTAGAGTGATGGTGAAGAGAAGTAAGGTAAAGGGCGAACAGCAGTTATCCTGTTGTTCACGATGATGTAAAGGTTGCCGATTTCTCCGCCCAGTCCACCTTCGAAATTGAAAATTCGGGTGTCTGGATCGCAGGTAACGAACTCGGCAGAGAGTGTAGGACGGGGGTCGGATTCGTCGAAGAGACGACCCCAATGCCAGAAGCGTAAGGTACGGCGGAAGTCACCGTGCACGGTGTTAGGAATGTACTTGTATTCCGCGTAGCGTGATTGGTAACCGAAAGTTACTTCGTCGTCTGGATCGAAGGCTGCCCAAACCTCGCGGTTTTTAACTTCTTGCTCACCCAGGTGAGCGAAGGACGGCCAAGCCCAATCGAGTTTATCGAAGCGGTTAGTAAATAGGCGTGGAACGCCTTGAGAGTAGGC